TCAACATGGGGCAGGCAATAAAGGCGAAGCGTGCCGGTAATCGTGCTGGCGTTCCAGACATTGTTCTCCCATATCCGTGCGATGGATTCTATGGGCTTTATGTTGAGCTTAAGACAAAAACAGGAACGGTCCAAAAACACCAAAGAGAATACATTGAATATTTAAACAGCGTGGGATATTTCGCCACAGTATGCGCTGGATCTAAAGACGCAATTCAGACAATAGAGAATTATATTAATGGGAAGAAGACAGCCTTGGCAGTTTCCTGGCGGTAAATTTTACCACGGCCCTATAATGAAAACATGGAGGAATTTATGAAACACTGTCTTTCCCAAATAGACGAAGCTTGCACTGTGTATGATTTAAGAGAGATCTTCAACAAGTGCGAAAGCAAGGTAAAAATCAGTTCGGTCTGTGAGGCGTTTTTTGAAAGGATTCACTTTCTTCAAAAGTCCACAGTCCGAAGACTTGATTTATTGTCACTTGAGGCCTTGAAAGAAGACATTGAGCTGGCGACAGACAAGAAATTTGAGGAAAAAAGAATTCAAAAAATAGACTATGACCTTGAGCATGAAGACGACTTGCTTGGAACCTTCGACGCGTCTGAAGAGGAGGATCTATGGCCACGAATTGAGAAGCAGTTAATTTTTAGAGCTTTAAGAGATAATTATGACAACAGGTCTATGGCCGCGAAATCCTTAGGAGTGAACGTCAGGACGTTAAGAAACAAGCTTTACCTCTACACAGGGAAAAAATCCGGTTTTTCTTGTGAAGAGTACGGAAAACAGAACAAACTAAAAGGAGTGAATTGCCATGCCTAAGCACAAAAATCTAACTACAGAATCTAATTTAACGCCACAACAAGAAAGGTTCGCTGTTGAGTACATCAAAGACTTAAATGGGACTCAGGCAGCAATTAGGGCGGGTTACAGCAGCAAAGGAGCGAGTGCAGCGGGTTCAAGATTGTTAGCAAGTCACAAGGTGCAGCAATTAATATACAAAATAAATCAAGAAAGGCTTGAAAGGACCAAGATTGACGCCGATTTTGTTTTGAAAGAACACCACAGGCTTGCGACTAGCGACGTTGCCGAATGTTTTGACGATGATGGAAACATGAAAAATATAAAAGACATGCCTAAAAATGTGCGGCTTGCGATTGGTTCGTTCGAGGTGCAAGAGAATTTCGACAAAGAAACTGGAGAACTCTTAGGTTACACGAAGAAAGTAAAGCTTTGGAGTAAAGATAAAAACCTTGAAAACCTTGGCAGACATTTGAAAATGTATACAGATAAGAGCGAAATATCTGGCAGCGTTGAGCTTGCTGAACGCATGAAGAAAGCGAGAGAGAGGGCCAAGCCAAGTGAGTGATGCTGAATCCCTTTTGATCCAAGAAATCGCATCCTTTCAAAAAAATCCTGCTGGTTATGTTTTATATGCCTTCCCCTGGGGTGAGGGGCAATTAAAGAAGTGGGACGGGCCTAAGGTCTGGCAGCTTGAATGCTTAAACGATATCGGGCAGGCCCTTTTAAAGATAGACGACCCGAAAGAAGCAATGCAAACAGCTATTCAAATGGCCGTGGCGAGTGGCCATGGTATCGGTAAATCGGCACTTGTGGCCTGGATTATTCTTTGGGGTATGTCCACGTTTGAAGATACCAAGGGTGTTGTTACAGCGAATACAGAAACGCAACTCAAAACGAAAACATGGGCCGAAGTTAGCAAGTGGCATTCAATAATGATCAATCGTCACTGGTTTACATACACAGCAACGGCCTTATTCTCTACGGACCCGCTTCACCAAAGAACTTGGCGCTTTGACATGGTGGCGTGGTCGGAAAGAAATACCGAGGCGTTTGCTGGACTCCACAATGAGGGCAAAAGAATCATCCTTATATTTGATGAAGCATCGGCGATACCTGACAATATTTGGGAAGTATCCGAAGGCGCTTTAACCGATGAGGGCACAGAAATAATATGGCTAGTGTTCGGGAACCCAACCAGGAATACAGGACGCTTTAGAGAGTGTTTTAGAAAGCTCAAACATAGATGGAATGGGCGACAAATTGATTCCAGAAATGTCGAAGGAACAAACAAGGCGCAGATCTCTAATTGGATAGAAGACTACGGCGAGAATTCAGATATGGTTAAAGTTCGCGTGAGGGGCATCTTTCCAAGTGTGTCTATTCGGCAATTCATATCAACTGACTTGGTTGACGCGGCCTATGGTAAACATTTAAGACTGGACGAATATGACTTTGCACCCAAAATTATCACTTGCGACCCAGCATGGTCAGGCGACGATGATCTGATAATTGCTATGCGTCAGGGACTACATTTTAAAATCCTTCGAGTCATGCCAAAAAACGACAACGACATATTAGTGGCCAACATCATCGCCCAAATCGAAGACTCTGAACAGGCCGACGCTGTATTTATTGATTTGGGCTATGGAACTGGTATCGTCTCGGCAGGCAGAACAATGGGCAGGGATTGGATGCTAGTGGGCTTTGCGGATAAAGCAACGGACGAAGGTTATCTTAATAAACGCGCTGAAATGTGGGGCAACGCTAAGACCTGGTTGCGAGAAGGTGGCGCACTTCCAAAAGATCAAGGCCTTTATGACGATCTCATAGGGCCTGAGACAGTGGCAAGAGTCGACGGGAAAATACAACTTGAATCTAAAGAGAACATGAAAAAAAGAGGACTCCCTTCTCCGAACAAAGGAGATTCTTTGGTTTTATCATTCGCTTACGCCGTTTCTAAGAAATATCGTGATAAATCAAGCAAGAGAGGTAAAGTTAAATCAGACTATGACCCGTTCGATAGTGACAGGGCCTAAAAGGTAAATCTTTCATTCTTAAACCCGAGCGTGAAATAATTTGCGGGTGAAGTTTAATCAAGAATATTTTATTGACGTTTATTCAGACGCTAATGCTCTTTTGCAGCAGCACCATAGAGAAGTCACAATTTTTGAAGGACTTCCACTTGAAATAGATGTTGACAAATATCTTACCTCCGAAGAATTTGGGGCCCTTAAAGTCTTCACAATCAGAAATGAACAAAAACTTATAGGCTATGCCTCATTCTTTCTTTACAAGCACTCGCACCACCTAAACACACTTCACGCTACACAAGACACTGTCTATATCACACCTCAAGAAAGGGGCATAGGCCTTGAGTTTTCACTTTATTGTGATGAGCAATTAAGACTTGCAGGCGCGACACATATCCACAGAGGCATGCCAATTGGTGGCCACTTTGGAAAGAAATTGGAAGACGCCGGATATCAAGCAAAAGAAACAATATATATTAGGAGTCTCATATGAGCGGTGGCGGCGGCGGTTCAGATCTAGGCCAATTAGTAACAGATCCAATATTTGCCACAGGAAAGGCGATTGGCGATGTTGGGGCGGTACTTAATGACGGCGTGTCATACGTTGATGGTCGCAAGCAAAAGAAGGCCGAGAAGATGAAACAGAGAGCGAAAGAAGACGCCCAAAAACAGCGCGAATACGACCTTAAACAAATCGAAACACAAAAAAATAATAAGTTCGCAATAGAAGAGGCCACCAAAAAGAGAAACGCCAAATCAACCACACAAAAAAGAAATAGAAAAAATAGCGAGACAATTGTCACGGACTCACTCGGCGAGGCCGGGGGCGATTCCAAAAACCTATTGGGGTTGTAATTGGAAGATCTTAGACACATTCATACCAAACGCCAAATGCTCAACACACTTAAAGGGCAACTTCAAAACGAAGTATCAAGCTTTCACCCGCATTGGAGAGAGCTTTCCGACTTTGTACGGCCAAGACGCAGCAGGTTCTTTGCTTCAGACAACAATAGAGGCGGGCCTAGAAACCAAAAAATTATTGATTCAAGCGCGACGTTAGCGCTCAGAACTGCAAGATCGGGCATGATGAGCGGTATCACTTCACCAGCAAGGCCGTGGTTTAAACTGTCATTTCCTAATCCAGAACTAACAGAAATCCAACCAGTAAAACTTTGGTTATCACACGTAGAAAGACGCATGCGGGACGTTCATCTAAGATCAAACTTATACAATGTACTTCCTTACGTATACGGCGACATGTTTCAATTTGGGACGGGTTGCCTTTTTATGGATGAGGATTTTGACGAGGTTATAAGATTTACTTGTTTCCCAGTCGGCAGTTATATGATTGCGAACGACGCCAAACTTAGAGTTCGCGTTTTCATGCGTGAATTCCAAATGACGGTTCGCCAGCTTTTAGACAAGTTCGCTATTAAGGACAATAAAGGTAAAATCAGTAATTGGGGAAATTTCTCCGATAATGTGCGTTCAGCATATAGCAGTAACAGCATGGAGACGAGAATTGACGTAACCCATGCTATCTCTCCAAACAGCGACTATCGACCTAATAGCCCACTCTCTAAGAATAAAAAATTCTCATCTTGCTATTATGAGTCAGGTTCAAGTGTAACCCCAGGTGGCGAGGAGTTCTTAAGAGAAAAAGGTTATGATTATTTTCCTGTGTTGTCACCTAGATGGGAAGTCACGGGCGAGGACGTTTATGGTACTAATTGCCCAGGAATGGAATCCCTCGGCGACGTCAAGCAATTGCAACTCGGAGAAAAAAGAAGCGCTCAGGCCATAGAGAAAATGATTAACCCGCCAATGGTGGGTTCTACGGCCTTAAGAAATGCCAATGCTTCAATTTTACCGGGCGACATTACTTATGTTGACGAGCGAAACGGTATGCAAGGCTTTAGGCCTGCGCATGAAATACGCTTTGACATCAATGCATTAGAATCAAAACAACAACAAATAAGACAGAGAATCTCAAGGGCATACTTTGAAGATTTATTTTTAATGTTGGCCAACTCTGACCGCAGACAGATAACTGCGACCGAAGTAGCTGAAAGGAAAGAGGAAAAGCTTTTAGCATTAGGCCCTGTTTTAGAGCAAGTCAATCAAGACTTACTAGATCCACTAATCGATAACACATTTACAGTAATGAATAAGCAGGGTCTTATTCCTGAAGCGCCCGAGGAAATCGAAGGGCAAGACCTTAAAGTCGAGTATGTCTCCATAATGGCACAGGCGCAAAAACTTGCCGGTATTGGAAGTGTTGAAAGGTTTATCGGGTTTGCTGGTAATTTGGCGGCGCAAGATCCAAGAGTGGGCAAGAAGTTAAATCTTAGTGAGGCCGTGGACGTTTATGCCGACCTGACTGGTGTCCCAGTAAAGCTTGTTCGAACTAACGAGGAAGTGGAGGAGATGGAAGCACAGGAGCAGGCAGCAGCACAAAGGCAAGCTCAAATAGAGCAAAGCCAAGCGATGATTTCAGGGGCCAAAGAGTTATCCCAAACTAACATAGGGGAAGGTAACGCTCTTAACGAACTCATTCAGCGCAGCGAAGCAGGGAGCCTTAATTAATGGATAAATCAATGGTTAAGAACGCGGCAGACCATAAGCAAGTTAATAAAGCAAAACGCAGCTCCAAGGACCTACGCAAGCAAGAACTTAGTGATCTTACATATATTATGGCCAGTCCACAGGGGCGCCGCTTTGTTTGGCGGTTACTTGGTAGATGTCGCACGTTCGGATCAATCTGGGAAACAAGCGCTAAAATTCACTATAACGCCGGACAGCAGGACATAGGCCACTTTCTAATGGCCGAATTAACACAAGCAGATGAGGAGCTTTTTTTCAACATGATGAAAGAAAATAAAGAAGGAGAATTGGAATGAGCAGTGAAGAACAAACACCACAAGCTAACCCTGGAAGTGTTATGTATCCCGACGAAAATCCCTCAACTCCCGAAGAACCAAAGGCAGAAGAGTCAACGGAACAAGCTCAAGAAGAGCAAAATTCCAGCGAAACCAAGCCCGAAGGCAAAGAGGAAGAGGCCGCAGAATCAAAAGAGGAAACGGACAAAGAGGGGAAAGAGGATGAGGGAGAAATTGAGTACGACTTAAAGGCGTCTGAAGATTCCTTGTTAGGCAAAGAGAAAGTGGACGAGATTGCTGAATTTTCAAAAAAGCATGGATTGTCCAACGAGGCCGCGCAGGAAATTTTAAGTAACCAAGAGTCGGCGGTGTCTGAGTTCATGGAAGGACTTAAGACAAAACACCAAGAGACTGTGACCAACTGGTTTAAGGAGTCGCAAGGCGACCCTGACATTGGAGGAGACAATCTCAAAATGAATGCTGAGAGAGCGAAAAGAGCACTTGATACATTCGGTACGGAAGCGCTCGTGGCGGGACTCAAAGAAACTGGTTACGGAAACCACCCTGAAGTTGTGAGAATCTTTTCAAAGATTGGAGAGCTTATCGAGAACGATGAATTGGTGATGCCCGGCAAGTCAATTGAGCGTCGATCAAGGGCCGATGTTTTATATGGAAATAATGACAAATAAAAACTAAGGAGAATTAAATGGCAGCAATTGGAGATTCAAACCCGACACTATTAGACGTAGCTAGTCGGTTAGACGCGAATGGAAAAGTTCAGACAATCGTTGAGCTTTTAAATGAAACAAACGAGATCATTGACGACGCAACATTTATAGAGTGTAACGACGGAACTGGTCACAAGACTACTATTAGATCAGGACTACCTGAAGTTACTTGGAGAAAACTGAACTATGGGGTTCAACCTTCCAAGTCAAAGACCACTCAAGTTAAAGACTCTTGCGGGATGCTTGAGGCTTACGCGAAAGTGGACAAAGCGTTAGTTGAACTTAACGGCAATAAAGCAGAGTTTAGACTTTCTGAAGACAGAGCTTTTTTAGAGGCAATGAATCAAGAGTTTGCCAACATTCTTTTTTATTGCGACTCTTCGATCAACCCTGAAAAGTTCATGGGACTTGCTCCACGGTACAATGATTTGAGCGCTGAAAACTCCGACAACATTTTGCCCGGTGGCGGTGTTGGTTCAGACAACACTTCTGTTTGGCTTGTTGTTTGGGGCCCACTAACTTGCCATGCTCTTTATCCTAAAGGCTCCGTGGGTGGTATTAGTCACAAAGACTTAGGGGAAGACACTCTAACTGACGAGAACGGCGGTGAATATCAAGGCCTTCGGACCCATTACAAAATGGATCCTGGTCTAACTGTAAGAGACTGGAGATATGTCGTTAGAATTCCTAATATTGATGTGTCTGAACTGAAAAAAGACGCTGCAAGTGGCGCTGATCTGATTGACCTAATTGTTCAGGCCTTAGAAATCGTTCCGAATCTTGGAATGGGAAGGCCAGCAATTTATTGTAACAGAACAATCAAGTCATTCTTAAGAAGGCAAATCTCAAACAAGAGCAATGTTCATCTTTCCATGGACGAAATCGCTGGCAAGAAAGTCTTGGCCTTTGATGGTGTCCCAGTTAGAAAGTGCGACTCGATTTTGAACACAGAAGCCGCGGTTTCTTAAAACCTTAACTGAATGGCCCTACGGGGCCTTAAAACTTAAAAGGAGCATTTATGTATATTGACAAGGAACTAGAGTTATCGAACGAGCAGGCAGTTACCTCTTCGGCCGCCTCAACCAATTACATTGACCAGGGCGCAGCAATGGACGCTGGCATGGGCCAACAAAAGCATCTGGCCATTAGTGTTTCAGTGGCCGCAACAGCAGCAGGCGCCGCGACCGTTGATTTCTCTATCGAAAAAGCGGGTGCGTCTGACTTTTCTGACAAGGAAACGGTTGTTTCTTCGGGGGCCATTGCTAAAGCGGATCTGGTTGCTGGTAAACAGATTTTTATCCCATTGCCTCCAGGCCTTGATGGTAGGTACTTCAGGGTTTATTACACAGTGGCGACAGGGCCTTTGACCGCTGGAAAATTTAGCGCGCAAATCGTTGAAGGAATTCAGAAAAACGTTCATTACGCTGACGCTTTATAGGAGATTTTAAATGGCAAAGATGAAAGCAATTAAAAAAGGTTACGATGGTAAGCAAATCCGCAACATAGGCGATGTTTTTGACTTCGAGGGCAAGCCTGGGAGTTGGATGCAGCGAGTAGATGAAAAGGCCGAAAGTGGAGGGCCTTCTAAGCCAGAAAAACCTGCAAGTAAGAAGTAAGAGAACTAATTAGGGCGGGGTAATTCCCGCCCGCTTTTAAGGACGCTTATGACCAAAACGGAATTTGCCAACCTTGCAATTTCAAACCTTGGCACTGGTATTAATATCGCCAATATTGCCACTGAGGAAAGCGAGGAAGCACAAGCATGCCGGACATTTTTCGATGTGGCGTTTAAGTCAACACTTAGGGCCTTTGACTGGCCGTTTGCGAGAGTAATTAAAGAACTATCCCTGGTTGCCGAGAAACCAACAAGCGAGTGGGGTTACTCCTATAGATACCCAAGTGACTGCCTTATGATACACAGAATTTTAAGCGGTTCAAATAATGAAACAAGAGATCAAAGAGTACCTTACATAATCTCAAAGGACGCGTCAGGTAGGCTTGTTTTGACCGACCATGCCGATGTTTTTGTAAGATACACTCAAAACATAAGCAACTATTCGCTATGTACGTCGGACTTCTCCATGGCATTCTCCTTTAAACTTGCCGCCTACATAGCGCCAAGACTGACACAAGGCGACCCATTCAAATTAAAACAAGAAATGCAATCATCATACTTAATGGAAATATCAAACGCCAAAGCTTTGGCGCTAAACGAAGAACAGGCACACCAAGCGCCAGAAAGTGAATTTATTAGGACGAGGTATTAATGGAACTTGTAAATATGAAAATGGACAATGAAGAAAAAAAAGACTTGATGGGATGTAGAGAGATCGAAGTTCCAGAAGATCCATATGGCCTAAGGATTAGCCTTGAAGATTCGGCCCTCGACAAACTTGGAATCAAAGACATCCCTGAAATTGGCAAAAAAATGAGCATCATGATTGAAGTGGAAGTTTCATCGACTAACAGCCAAACCCAGCAAAAAGGGCAAAGCCACAGGTCGGTAGAACTCCAAATAACTGATATGGCAATAGAGAACGACAAAAAAGATAAGGCAGAAACACTCTATGGGGAGAAATAATTGGCCGTAAATTCGCAAAGAAGTTTTGCAAGTGGAGAGATAAGCCCGTCACTACATTCGAGGGTGGACTTTTTTAAATACTCTACAGGACTCAAGACTTGCAAAAATGGAATTATTTTAAGACATGGCGGCTGGGCCAACAGACCTGGGACAACTTTTGTCGGTGAAAGCAAGCCGGAGGCGTCCAAGCTAGTTCCCTTCGTCTTAACGCCTTCACTTGCCTACATTCTCGAATTTACCAGCGAGAAAGTGAAGATAATCAAAGATGGCGCCTATATTAAAGATGTGAGCTTTGGAATGCACGGGTACATATCAGGCCTATCTGACCCTTATCTCTTAGTGGACGACTCTACCATCGCGACCGGAGACGTAATATATATTGACCACAACGACGATGCCCCGCCCAATATGAGCGGGCGGTATTTCTTGGTTGGTACAGTAACGGCTTCCGGAGGTTATTACGGCCTTCAGATTAAACTAATGAATGGAACCGTTGGCGACAAGTCCACGTTATTTAACGGGTACGCCCAGATAAGTGGTGAGGGCACAGGTGGGAGAATTTACGAACTTGACACGCCCTTTACTTCACCGGAATTGGCAGACATTCAATATGTTCAATCATCGGAAACATTAACCCTAGTACACAGGTCCCACAATCCAAGAAATATTACTCGAGTGGCCGACGATGATTGGGACATAACGGAGCTAGTTTTTAAACCGTCGATTGGTTATCCCACAGAGCTGGACGTTCCGAGTGGCCCAACAGGAAGTACGGTTCATAAATACACAGTCACAGCAGTAAAGGAAGGGACGTCAGAGGAGTCGCTGGCAGGATCGGTTAATCTTACAGGTGCTAAAGCGCTGGGGTCTTCTGGCAGCTCAATAACTTTGGCGAATCCTCAAGCGTTCACTTTAGGTAGTGGGCACGGGTTTGGAATCGGCGACAAGGTTCATATTGATATCGACGCTAATGATGTAATAATAGGCCTTAAAAACGCTGTATTTACAATTGTTGACACTTCAAGCACAAGTATAACTATAAATTTTGACGGAACAAAATATTCAGATCTAGGTCCTTTCACTCATGCCACGGGTGATTATGTTTACCCGGCCTTTGCCAAGATTAGCGCTGGGAATCCGGTAGCTTCTGACCCTATCAGAATAAGGTGGGAAACCGTCGTTGGAGCTATAGAGTACAACGTCTATAAAGAATCAAACGGCGTCTACGGACTCATTGGAGTTTCCGAGAGCGATACCCTACTTGATATTGGCGTTACGCCTGACACATCTAAGACACCTCCCGTTGGCGGCAACCCCTTTGCCGCACCTGGTGACAAGCCCGGAGCGGTTACATATATTCAACAAAGACTAGCACTCGGAAACACTACTAACGACCCGCAAAAAATAATAACATCAAAAACATCGGAACCCGCAAACTTCAATAAAAGTAAACCGCTCCAAGATAACGACTCTATAACATTCTCAATCGCTGGTAGGCAGCGCAATGAAGTCAATCACATGTTAGACATTGGAAAGCTTGTTATTTTGACTTCAGGTGGCGAATGGAGCGCGGAAGGTGACGCTGCCGGGATACTTAGGCCTTTGGAAATAAACCTAAGACAACATTCATACAATGGGAGTAACAAGTTATCGCCTTTAGTTGTGGACGGTTCAGCTCTTTACGTTCAAAGTCGGGGCTCTATTATTAGAGATCTTGGTTTTAGCTATCAAGTCGATGGATATCAAGGAAACGATTTAACTATTTTCTCATCTCATCTTTTTGATAATTACACGCTTGTGGATTGGACTTATCAGCAAATTCC